TCGCAGCGTGGATCTCACCGCCGTTGCGCAGGCCAAAACGATATGGTGTCATAGCCGGACGTGGCCGGCTCATCGCAGCCTGTGCGCGATTGAAGTCAGCTGCGTTGCGCTGTTCCCTCAGACCACGATACTGGTTATCCAGCGCGTTGTTCTGTAGGGCGAGCCCAAACTGAATATCCCCCATATTCCGCGCCCTGGCCCTGTCCTGGTCCTGCAGCGTCTGTGTACGATACCTATCCTGGGCTGCTACGTGGGCAGCAAGATCCCCGGCGCGTTGGGTGTTCACCCGGTCCTGGGCGGCATTCTGCGTGGCCAAGGCCCGGTCTTGGAGCTGCAGCCCGAACTGATCACGCTGTAAACCCTGGTTAAACGTCTGCTGGTCTTTCTGCAGTCCGAACTGGTCCCGTTGCAGGCCTTGGTTAAAGTTCTGCTGGTTCTGCTGTAAACCAAACTGTTTAGTATGCAGGCCTTGGTTAAAGTTCTGCTGGTTCTGTTGTAAACCGAACTGGTCCCGCTGCAGACCGAACTGGTCCCGCTGCAGACCGAACTGACTCGACTTAAGCCCCTGATCGAATAGGTTGTTCTGCTGTAGCCGGTTACGGTCATCTACTGCCCAACCATAGCTTGAATTCGCGAAACGTGATGCAGCATTGTTCTGAGCAGTCTGCATGGCACCGAATGAAAATGGATCATGCCCAGGCATATCAAACCCAAGGGCAGCCCGCAGTGTTTTGTGTTTAGGTTTGCAAGTCATCTTTATTCTCCTGAAAAACTGTGGCTTTCGGACAGGTTCGCGCCAAGGCTTGAACTTCCCGATGCGCTTACGCTGTAGTGCTGCTGGCTGAGTGCCGAGCTGACGAGCTGGGCGAATACCTGCGCGGCTGTTTTGGTGGCGTCCTGCATCATTGCTTTCGACGCCTGCACGGCATCGAGGTTCATCTTCGCTGCTTGTGACGCCGCCGTCTGCGCACTGATGTGCGCCTGGGCCGACGCACCCCAGACCTGCGCCTGGACGTTGTTGAATGACGCTATGGCCTGTGCGTGCGCTGCATTGGCCTGGTTGTTCACTGATGCGTACTCGGTCTCCACCTTTGCTTTCGATACGTTGGCGTCTAGCGCAGTTTTGTACATCTCCACTCTCAACTTGTCACTGTCCTGCAACAGCTTGAAGTACTGGACGCTGGCCTCGTACTCTTTGGTGGCAGCTTCCACCTCAGCGGTGTACGCCTGCAGCTCGGTCTGGCGCACCTTCACGAGCTCACCGAACGCCTGTATCTCTGCCAACTTCCCCTGTACCTGGGCAACATATCCCTTGACCTCAGCGTCGAACGCTGAGATCTGGGCTTCGAACACCCTGATCTTCAGCTCTTCCATCTTGCCTTTAGCCACAGCGGCTTCGATCTCTGTCTTGTACGCTTCGAGCAGCATGTTGTTCACGCCGAGCTCTGCTGTGTACTGCTCGAGCAGCACCTTATTCACCTCAGTCTTCGCTTTTTCGGCTTCGATCAACGCGACGTGCGCATGGATCTCGGCCTCATAGGCCTGTATCTGGCCTTTATAGACCTCGATTGCAATCTTCCTGCTCTCCTGTTCAGCCAGGAACCCTTTCATGTATACGTCGTAGATCTGCAGAGCCGTTTCGTTCGTACGCCTCGCAGCCTCAGCGGCGATCTGCACTAAAGAGATATCGTGCTGGACCAGCATCTGTTCCATCGGGATGATCTGCTCCAACGCCTTCTGAATGTTTGCCAACTCCAGCTCAGCTTGTTTGATCGCGATATCCCGCCCGAGCGAGATCAGCTTGCTGCTGTAATCGCTGCGCACTTTCAGCAGTTTGGCCTGCGCAGTCCCTGCTGGGGTCGGGAAGCCGAGCGCAGCATCCTGACGCAGCACATCGATCTCGGCACCGCGCATGACGTAAGCCTCACGGTCCCGCTCGCGGTTCCACATGGCGTACTCAACGCTCGCCGGCAACCCGGTCCCGCCCTTGGATGCACGCGCTTTCAGCAGTTCGAGATGCTCTTTCAGCGCAGTGGAGATAGCTGGATTAGGCTCAGGAACCCAGTGTTTCAGAGTATCCCAGAAAGGGTCCGGCTTACGCACAGAGCCTTCTGAATAGCTCGGGGTACTACCACCGAAGGGACTGAGCGTGGGGATGTACAAGCTCGGGGATGCAGGGGCACTCAAATCCGGCTTCACTGGGGAGTCAGGAATGATGATCTGCGGGAGATTTCCCGGCACGGTCCCTTCAAACGGCCCGGGGCCGTTCGGCGCACTGCCCAAAGTGTTCGTTGGTTTGTTAGGGAGGATGGTTATATCCTCACCCCCAATCGCACCCGGGAGGGCTGTCCCGTTCTTCGACGCTTCATCGACAGCTGCGGTTACGGCACTCATCGTTATCAGCTTCGGAGGCTTCTGTTCCTCATGCTGAAGTTTCACGTCCGGTGGCATTTGTAGCTCACTCGGCTTGAACTCTTTAACCTCTGGCGGATCACGGAGGTCTGCCATCGGGGGAACCTCGATGTCAATCGAAACGCTCCCGACGTTCTGAGCGAACAGCTCCGCAGAACGCATCAGCGTAGTCGAGAATACATGAACCTGCTGCATCAGCTCGTTGGCAAAGTTGGCCCCGTTGGTATGCGCCTGCTCTATCTGGTCCAATGCTTGGGTTACATCGGCGACTGGAACGATACTTCCCATCTCTTCTCCTTAAATTATCCCGACCGAGTACGTGTCGGCCACCCGCATCGTCTGCCCTGTCTTCGACACCAGAAGTGCATCAGACCTTTGACCGTTTGGCTTAGTGCGCAATATGTAATCGCCCTTGCCATTCGTCACGGCGTAGAACCAGTTGCTCGGGCTGTCGTTGCCCTCCACCACATACCCACCGACGTTCAGACCCCGCCCTGTCGCCACGGCAGACTCGATAGGTTCTGGGATACCGAACGCCTCATACTGCACGGTAGACACGTAACCGCTGGACCAGTTCAAGCGCACGAAATCTCCGGTGTCATAGTCCTTGTACCAATACAGCCTGTTGGTATCGCTGATCGTTGTGACGCTGATGGTGCGCAGCCATGCATATACCGTCGTCCAGCTGATACCTTGCGCTACCAGCATCGGCTGTTTGATGATGGTGGAGTGGTTGTCCTTGGTGAACTTTCCGGTCCACGTCGGCGTGGTGCCGACATTGCCAGGTATGTAAACGATGTCGAAGTATTCATACTCGTACTCGATATGCCCGTGCGTGTCTATCGGCCCATAGTTGCTGTCCGGAAGTCCGTATTCAGCAGCGTTACGCGGGGTGAAGTTACTCATCGCACCTGTACGTGTCGTCCTGCGGGTTGTGAGGTACAGCGTGTTGGCGGCGTAGCCGGAGCGCACAACCTGATAGTCCGCAGTTGTCGGCACCTTCGCCGTGGGGAAGACACGATCTGCGGAAAACGGGCTCTCGATGTCGATGATAGTGTCTCCGACCACGCACTGCTTCATGTTCTGGCTGAAGTTGACCGGCGCTTTCGCGGTCACTTGAGCTGTACCCAGAACCCGCACGTACCGCACCGCCTGGACGTCGAGAGAATTGTTCTTGCGGAGGATATCGACGGAGTGGATGCGGACCGTCGTCGCGTCCTTGAAATCCGCAATCAGCATGCTGTTGCCACGGACGCGCATCCCATATATCTGGCCGTTCAGCACCTCATAACCTACGCCATCGCAGTAGACCCATCCCGTGAGCGCAGCGTACGGTTGCGCAAAGGCATTGGGGTTCTGCAGGTATCCTGACGATCCGTCTATCAGCTCGAATGGCTCATGGGCCATGTCGCCGGCCCCGGTGCCGTCCCATGTGAAGTACTTGCCATAGCCGTCGTACTTCCGGGTGTTGCCAGCGTACAGGCCTGTGGTCTTAGAAGCAGCGAAATTTGTTCGGTCGAAGTCGAACGGGTAGACCCGCTCGTTGTTCCTGTCCGGGCCGGTATTCGTCCCATCCATCGGAACGATGAGGAATCCTTGTAACGCCTTCGGTGCCGTCGGCTCAGTGTCCTTGACCGTGATCGTGACATTGTCTATGCCGTTCTTCGATGTGATGGTCATCACATCCCCGTTCGGGAATGAATACGTCTGGCTGGCAGAGTCCCCCTCGATGTTCCGCAGCACGGTGTTTCCGTACAAGCGGTAAGCCCAGGCGAACTGCCCCCAGCGCTTACTCGCTACGGCCATATCACCGAGGATGTTGATGACCGTGCCCCTGGCTTCGCCATTCAGGAACATCGTGGGGAGGAAGCTCATCGCTGTACCTTCCGTGCCATCTCAGTAGTGATGAACTCTACGCTATCGAGGTCGAAGTCCTGGCCTTGCGACTCCAGCGAGAACGTGAAGTAGCGCGTCTTGAACCCGCGCCCAAACGCCACCCGAGCTGTCTCCATGCTCGATCCAGTAAGCGTGTAGTTGTACGAGCCGCCGGCTTCGTCTGTTACGGTGACGACGAACGATCCGTCTCCACGCATCCCCAGGTATGCGTACTGCACCCCGGAGAGCTTGTTGCCGTTGGGCTGGATCACGCCCGTGGTAATGCGGCTGTTGACCGCGCGCCCGGCGTCATCGTCCCCATCAAGCCAGTACAAGCCCTGGTCATTCGCACCGATGTAGCGCTCACCCATCTTGGCAAAGCTGTTAAAGTTGAAGTTCGCGTACTGGGTAACGGCGGCGTTGCGCGTGTTCATCGCCCAGGTGGTATATGCAGGTGAGGCAAAGAACGCCTTGAACTGCACGTGGTCCTGTACGATGGCCTGGAACAGCAGGGTTGGTGTCGGGATATCCGCCAGGGCGACATCCTCGCTGACGGCCACGTACAACACGACGTCCAGGGTCAAAGCACCGTGGAACGTGATGGCCTCGGCGACTCCGCCCCGGAGTTCGGCCATGGCTTCAGCAGTCCCTAAAAACCCCACCCCATCTGTAGCAGCTATATGCCCGGCATACCCGCTCATGCTGGAGGCTGCGAATGTGTCCGTCGCGACCGCGTCCTGGCGGGTATTCATGCCGGAGGAGATCGTCACGAGCTCCTCAATGGCCTGGTGCACGGCCTGAGCGGCAGTGGCAGAAACATCGATGGCCACACTCACCACCACGCCATATGCCCCTACGGGGGCGCTGTCGCCAAGCGTAACAGCATCTGACAAACTCTTGGCCACGAGAGCCGTCGTCGGGCGCGCGTCCGTCAGCTGCACATCATCCGTCACGGCCAGAGCCACCAGGACAGCTGAGGTGAAGTCTGTGACTCCCAGGCGGACAGCCACGCCTTTCGTTGCCTGCGCAACCACCACGTCGTTGACGTAAAACACCTGTGAGTGGTTATGGGCCTGCGTCGTGACCAGCGCTTCGCTGAACGCCACATCCTCTGGGATGCCTTCGCCGCCCGTAGCGTCTGCTGCGACGAGCGCGAACGTGTGGCTGATTTCCGACCCTTCGACGGACGGCTTTCCGATGATGAGCGGGGGTGTAACAGAGTAGTCCACCGTGAGTGTGATGCCGTCCACAACAGACGCAGCTTTGACCTGCCCAGGTATCAGTGAGTAGACAGAGGACAGTATCGACGCGCCATATGAGAACGCCTGCTCAGGATACTTGCCTGTCGGGACGGTTAGCGTGTTGCCTACATACCGTGCAGCTCTGGTGAACCTGAACTCATCATAGACCCGGAATGCGTAGTTATTACCGGATGTGAACGGGAATGCGTTTACATACCAATCGACTGATAACGGTGCAGGTCGGCGCGTGATCGTTGTCGTTGCTCCCACACTGTCGATGAAGATCGTAATATCGTTGCCACGTCGCTGCACGCACACATGGTGCCACCGCTGCTGCGGGCCGCCATAGGTTTGATCCCAGTAGAACATGAACAGTGGACTGATGGCAATGTCCTGCACCCCGTTGCTGTCCCATTGTGTCCACTGAATTAGCCCTCCTGCCCGCTCGTTATTCGGATCAGTTGGTGTTCTGCTGGCCGTAATGTTCCAGCCCCTGTTGCCCTGTCCGTAGGAGTTGCCAGCGAGGTATCCTCCCATGGGTCCACCCCCGCACCAGACTTCCAGCGTAAAGTCCCCTGAGCTTAGGTCTAGTTCAGCCCCATACGCGACCTTCATGTACCCGGTGTTATTCGCCCAGCCGCCGCCATACATCCCGGCAGACGATACATTTCCGCCGGCATATGCATATAAGGCGTGCCCGCGAGCGTCACGGATGTTCAGCGTCGTACCGTTCGGCTCGTCGTAATGGATCAGTAGATTTACATCGTTCCAGTACGCATCGCCCTCGCCACCAGTCCCTGCTTTCAAAAATCCTGATAGCGGCGGAACATACGTCGATTCGGTGTATCGAGCGAATCCATTTGTTACCCGGAAGTCCTCGATATAGCCCTGGAAGTAACCATCTGGGTCTGCAGCATCCGCCCCGCTCGCCCCCACAACGATATCAGCATCCCACGTCGTAGTCCCGTTGTACTGCCGTGCCGAATACCTGTAGGGCGTCTTAGTCGTGGTAACGACTGTGCCGCCCGTCCCGCTCGTCCACACCCGGTAGTCGTTTCCGTGCTTGCCAACTGACACGAAAGAGAATTCGTTGACGGGGATGGCTCCAACACTGCTAACTGTTGTGTCTGTTGCTGTCGCGGAGTCGTAGAACGTGAAGGTGATCTTACCATCTGCCTCCAAAGTAATAATGTAGCTGCGTGTCCCGATACTCCATTTGCTGTATAGGTATGAGGTCTGAATCCGTGTTGGGTATATCCAGAAATCAATCGTGAAATCACCGTCGATGAGGTCTAGATTACGTGCAGGCGGAATCACCAGCTTCGATGAACCGTTGAAGTACAGGCTCGTCTGCGCGTACTTCTTGTGCGCATCCGAGTACACCACGTCACTCTGGTTGTAGACCGTGCGCCCTTTGGCGTCAACTATCACTTTGGAACCAACATTACCACCACCACCAAGCAGCAGTACCGTTTTATTCCATTGGGTATCAGCTTCGACTGGCGTGATGCGCGATCCTGTAGCCTCGCCCGATATGAGAGTGCAGTTGACCTGTAACCGAACTCCGGTAGATGATGGAGGATAGTAGAACGACGTTAGCGCTGGAGTAAAGTCGTTCGAGTCGTAGTGCGCGTACCCGTTGGCGAACCCGATAGAGTCGAGGTAAAACGCAGTGCCCCAGTGACCGTGACCTATTGATGTGACGGTCATGGATCCGGTGCTTATCGCCTCGGCGTACTTGTGCCCGTTAAGGTAGTGTCGTAGGATGTTTGCCTTGCGGCACACCGCATAGTGATACCACACGCCGAGGTCGATAGCGGCAGAACTGCCGATACGGTTGTAGAACCCAGAAGATCCGTTCAGGGCTACTGTTGGGTCATGCCCAGAACTAATCGCCCCTCCGTTGAAGACAGTCGGCACCTGATTCACCTCGCGCTGCGCGACGTTTATCCAGAACTCGAATGTGAAATCTGCAAACGATGGGATGACGAATGCCCCAGTCGGGAAGGCGAGGTAGGCGTTGTTCGGGAAGAACAGCGCAGTCGCACCAAACTTCTTTACGGAACTCTGGTTGACAGTCCCATATGTCAGGTACATCGCCCCCTCGTTACCGAAGATCGGGTTGCCCGTGTCCTCCGTCGTCCACGCACTCGCCGCCGCGTCATCGCAGCTGAACGACCACGTGGTGTTTGCTTCACCGAACTTGTATCCGGCGTAGATCAAGCCGACAACTACCGGGTTGCCCGGGATCAGTGTGTAACCGGCGCTGCAGGTGGCACCACTAGCCTCGGTCGTGCCGGACAACGGGCCTGGGGGAGTGAAATTGGCTGTGTAAAGCGCCTCGCCTTTATTGATGCGCAGGTCGTCAATGTACCCGTCGAAGTACCGGGGCGTTGTCATCGCCCCTATGATCGCGCCGTCGCTGGCGAATGACACCCCCGAGAATATGGCACTGGACGCTACGCTCGTACCGTCAATGTAGATGTCGGTAACACCGCTCGCCCGTACAACCGCCAAGTGATACCAGACGTCGAGCGTCGGTGTCCACGACGCCGACACGCTATCGGATGTGTTGTGCCTGCCGAGCTTAATGACGTTCGTCTCAAGGCCGAACCACCACTTGTCGGACCCGTTCGTACCCATGAGTGCGCCTTGGACGTACCCATAGTTTCCCGACGAGGTATGACGCACGTAGCACTCGACCGTGAAGTCGCCAGTGCCAAAGTTAGCGATAGTCGCATCGGTCGTGCTGAGATACGCTGCACTACCGTCGAAGTGCGCACTCGCACCGCCGTATTTACTCTGTGCCGTGCTTATCTGTGCATTGCCTGTTGCCGTTACGGTCTTTGGAGATGCACTAATGTCAGTAAACGTTGTACTGCCATTACTACCATCTAAGGGTAGGATAAGTACGTCAGCCATGGGTCATCTAAGTGTTGGCTTTGCGGATCGTGCTCGCGGTCAACGAGAACGTGTCGGCAATCGTGCTCACGTCTTGCCCGAAGTCCACACACGCCACCAGCTCATCAGCGGTGGATGCGCCGCCTCTGGCCTTGTAGTAGATCGCGTAGCGCGCCGTGATGGTTGACGTTGCCCACGTAGCTGCACCAGTGGAAATATCCACCCGGTCATTTGCCGTGTCCACAGCACCCACGGATACCGTAAGCGTTGCGCCTCCTGCAGAGTAGCCAGTGCCCGTTACCTCGTTGGTCACGTCGCTGCGCTTGGTCCACGTGTCTTTGTTGGGCGTGGCCGTGCTGGTCAGCAGCATCACTTTGAACGTGTCGGCGTTGTAGTTGATGTTGCCCATCGCCTCGTCCCGCAAGGCGCTGTTGAACATGAATCCTGTTGATGCCATGCCTTACTCCTTACGCATCGGCTGCAGTCAGCACGTACGTCACCAGCAGCTCGTCGTCGGCATCCACTGTCTTAGCCGTGGTGAAACGGGCTGCGCTAAAGAGCGTGCCGCTGGTACCGCTCTTCGTGCTGCTCGACACTAGGAAGGCGCCGTAGATGGTCTTCGTGGCGTTGAACGTGAAGCTCGCCCGACTCGCCCCGTTGGTGAGCGACTTCGTCGTAGCCGGCACCGTGGTCCACGCGGGGCGTGTCGACGAGGTGTAGGCCGTGGTCTCAGTGGCCAGCCCGGCGATGGTCGCAGCGGTCACACCATCCACGGGGGTGTAGTTTCCCTCAAACAAGCCGATGTACCAGCTTGTCAGCGCCGAGGTCTGGCCGAACGATGCGTTGAGTGCGTAGTTCAGCCCCTGGTCAACAACCCGGTTGCCGAACTCGAACTCGTCGATCACCACGCCTTTGCGGATGATCTGCCCGATGTATTTGCCTGACATTGCCAGACGTGTCTCGCTATCACATTTCATTTCAAACTCCTCTGAATCTGACAATCTCCGCATCAACAAAGTCACCGAACCGTGCGGAGCCGGTAGGCGATCCGGGATGAGACGCCACCCCTACAAACTGATTCATGCCGTCCTGTGCGCGCACCATCACGCTCATGGATTCGGTTTTGGGGAATTCAAAAATCTTGTTGGTGAGGTTCGTAACCTGCCCGCCAGCTGTGCCGATGCACACCCCGCCCTCGGTTATGAACAGCAGACCTACGCCCTGGTCATCCCCTTTGAGGACTTCTGCCATATCGATTGGCTGTGGCACCTGCTTCGGCGCGCGGTGGGTAGATACCCTGGTGAGCTGGGCGGACTCGAACGGGCCACCCATGAAGAAGACCCCGGTCTGAGTACCGATAAACACCCCATTACTGACATTCCCGACAAACGTGATCTCGGACTCGAACATCTTGTAGCCGGCGATCGTGTCCACCAGCTCGTATTGGTAGGGATCTGTGGCCCACAGCACGTTGCCGTCGGCGATCAGGATCCGCCCAAATAGCCAGGCAAGTGGGCCGGCACCTCGTGGCGGTGTCTTATCTAGCGTGCGTAGCGGGACGTCAGACACTGAGCGGGGGTAGACGTCGACCGACCCGACCACCCCCTCGGCAGCCAGGAACAGGTTCTCCCCGTTGCTCGATGTCATGTAGACCGACGCGGTATGCCCCGGGATCGTCGGGATGTTCGACACCGTAAAACCTACCCCCGTGGCATCCTGGGCGCTGAGAACCCCGCCTTCGAGGCCGTCTGAGGTTCTGCGATATGCGACCGCGATCTGATACCCCTGCCCGGGCGCAGAGCCAATGGGCGCCACGGTGAACCCTGCCACGATGGGGATGCCCCAGGATTGGGCAGCACCCTGGAGCGTGAACGTCAGTGCCTGGGTACGGGACTTAGCGTAGATGCGGTCAGCCACGCGCACGTAGGACAGCGGGTCGTCGCCTACGTCCTGGGCGATGACCTCCATGGCCATTGACGCCGAAAACCTGCACAGGTCGCCGTCCTTGACGACATACCCTTCGGTATCAGATACGGCGAACAGGCTGTGGAAGCCGCCAGCGGAGATAAGGGTTGTGCCCCGGCGTCGGCGCAGCTTCCCGGCGTTGTCGATGTCGGTGTTCGTGGCAGTGGTGAGGGCACCAAGCGGGATCGCCTCTTGTGCAACCTTGTTGGCAAGCCCTGAAAACTGCTTTATGTCCATCTGTTAGATTCTAACTTAGATGTTAGATATTACCGCCCTCATACAGCTGCAAATATGTCTGCGAGGGTTGCACGGGTGGACACCGCCACATCTATGCGGTCCATTTCCGCAGTCAGCTCCAAACGCACAGCGGCGGCGATGTCTGCAGCCGTTGGGCCGCCACTCCCCCCGGTTGTGCTGTACCCGATAGCTATTCCAGGCGTTTGCCTGTTGATGCGAATCTTGTAGCTACCAGCAGGGTCTGTGAATGGGTCTGCTCCACCTTGCCCGACGAGGATGCCGTTCGTCACCGTCAACGTGTGGTTTGCTGATTGAGGCACTATGAGCCAGCCGTTCTGCATGAACAGGTACAACGGGATCTCCGTGATCTCCCCGCCAACGGTACTGAAAGCAAGCAGGCATTCTGCATTCCCGGCCAACACCCAATCTTTCCAGCGGCTGTGCAGGTCCACAAGGTCAAGCGTCACCATGCCGTTTGGCAGGGTGATTCGCTTGGTCGCGCCGTTGAAGGTGTATGCCACGGTTTACGCCTTATGGATTTACTACATCACCCATGATGTACTTCGGTCTTGGAGGGTTGGTATATGTCTTCCCGTCAACAATCCGATCAATCACGTTGATACTAAGCCCATAGGAAAGGCTCAACGCCTTTCGTCCTTCCCCTTTCGCGTACCTCTCCCTTATCGCTTGCGCCACAGCGTATGTCGTTCTTGCCCCCGGCGTGTCTTCTGACATAGCCCCCCGCCTTAACCGTGGAGGCTCTCCAAGCGAGTGAGGAAAAGAGACTTGTTTAAGGCGCTTTAATTCCAGAGAAGCCTCCTCGCCACCAATCCGTTTTTCACAGTACGCAATCATCACATCAGCCTGTTCTTTCTTCTCCGGCATGAATGGCGACGTTTTCTTTAGGACGATGAGTATCCCGTCTTTATTGGTGACTTGCCACTGCCATTGCGGCTTTGTTCCGAGATGGTGCCCCTTGTTCCGCTTCGCGATGTTCATCTGCCCAACCCCGAAGTGGGCGAGAATTGCTTCAATAAGAGGCCTGTATGTCCCTACAACAGCTAACTTTGGTGACCAATACACACCGGAATCCTTGCCATTGCTAACGGCGTAAACACCCAACGACGCTTCCCCGTCGAACAGTCCTGCAAAGTATGCGTTTTTCATGATGCCTCCGATCAAGTCGTATACCACCGCTCTAAACCTGGGGTAAAAACGAGTTTTGCGCCGGCGTCGGTCAGCGTCGTTGTCACCGTCGAAATCTTTGCCCCAGCTTTACCCATCGCCACACCGGTCAGAGGCACGTCTGTGGAATAGGTGTAGGCAAACGAGGTGTTCGCTGTGGCCGCGCCCTTCATCTGATTGCTGGAACTGTCGAGCAGCGGTGTCGCCCCCGGCGTGCCGTAGTCTGCCGTCGCAAACACCCAGAAGTACGAGTCGGCATCCCCCGTCAGGTAGCTGTCGAACTCGACCTCCACGCTCACAGATAGCGGGTATGTCCGGTACGCCTGGGTGTCATCCTGCTCACTGATATTGTTCAAGCTCGTTGCCGAAGGATTGGCGATATGCACCCCGCCTGCGGCCTGATAGATCGTCTTGAGCGTGGTGCCATCCATACGCACCAAGGCAGCTGTAACGTTGCCGTTCTTAGCGTTGACGCCATCGGCGTCAATGTCGCTCGTCTTGCGCAGTTGCCGCTGCACCCATGAGTAAACCTCGGTGTGGGTCTTGTTGTTGCCATCAATCAACACATGGAAGTTGTAGGGGCCATTGCTACCGAGAGATGCCGACTGCGCCGCTGCGTACCACTGAATTGATAGCCCGGTATAGGCGTCTACCGTAGTGTCATCTGCCGTTACCCCGGCGTCGACGCTGTGGGTGATCGGGAAGTTGTATTTTTTGTAGGTCAGCGTCGGATACCCAATGTCCGTGTTGCTGCTCTCGTCGTAGGTCTTGCCCTGCTCGCGCAAAAACACCTTGAAATAGCTGCGGTAGTCATAGTCCGGGGTGCCGTCGCCGTTGGTGTCAGAATAAATCTGGACCAGCTCGTTGACACCGAACGTGGTGGAAAGGTTGACGTGTGTGAAGTTGCCCGCGCTGGCTGTAGTGCTGCTCGACTGCACGTAGTACGGAGCGCCTGAGATGATGCCTCCAAGGGTCACGATGCAGGCGTACATCGCAGTGATTGCGCCTGACGCATTGACGTAAGCCACTCCGCAGTCCCGGACCATCTTCAGTGTCGTGGTATCAGCGAACGTCCACCCGTTGATAAGCTCCATCGACTCATCGTGAATCATCTCGCGGATCGGCAGGGGTACAGAAATCAGGACACTGCTCGCTTTGATGACCTCCTTCAGCTTGGAGAACAGGCACTGGCCGGTCACGCCGTCTGCCGCCACAAGCGCACCACCAGCGACAAGCTGGATGGTCTTGGCCGTGGTGTCGATGCGCAGCATGTTCGTTGCGCTGTTGACGCTGTACGTCAGGCTGTCTGGGTCAGTAATTTTTGCCATGTCTTACTCCTACGGGTTCACATACCATTTGTCCAGCTCCTGCTGCACAGGCAATGTCTGTGCGCCCTCGGAGGCCGTGTAACTAAACTCTTTGATCTTGTACGCCGTGTTGACAATGCGAACTGTCACCACGTTGTTGGCGTTACCAGCCGGATAGACTGTCCATGTAAGCGCATGGTTCGCATCGCACGACTCGACGCCTGCTGCCTCGGTCCCGTTGGGGAGATACACACGTATCTCCGAGCCTGCGTTGACCCCGGCGAATGTCACTGTCGTTGAGAGCGGCCATGCCCCGTATCCGTGGTCAAACTCATAAGCCCCCACGTCGTAATACGCAGTGGCCCCGTTGTTGTAGTTTGGTCGAACGGCGTCTGCAATGTCGTATGGGGTAATCCCGTAGAACGTCACACCAGTCTCAACCTGCGGGGACGAAACAGAAGCGGGTTTGAAGTCGTTATTCGTGTAGTCAACGAAGTCCGTTGTGGCTATCGTCAGCCGTGTGGCAGAACCCCATGCTTCTCCGGACAACCCAGCGTTGTTCGCTGCACCCTCCATGCTGGTTGGCTGCGTCCCCCAGTTCGTGGTGTTTCCGACGCTGACGTTGTTGTAATAGAAGCCCTGGGTGTTTGAGTTTGCGGGTACTACCCCAGTGGTGTTTTTCGACGCTTGGCAGTTTGCAACTACGACACCGGCTTTGTATTGGTCAATGTAGATTCCGTTGTTCCAGCCGACGCTGATGCAGTTGAATGCTGACGTTAGTACGTCGGTCATAGAGATGCCTGTCCCGACTCCATCTGAACGACCAATCGCAAACATGTTTAACAACGAGCACTGTGGTTTCTGTGCGCCTATCCCCCCGTTGCTGTAACCGGTTCCAACAACCGTCACGGTAAACCCGTCAACTGTGGTTCGGTACTTTGTCAGTGCGAGTGATGCATTCGACCCATTCGGTGTGCGCTGGAATTTGTATCCCGCGCCGTACACCCCGCCGTGGTATGCAGCGCTGCGTACACCATTGATTTTTGTCTCAATCCTCGTCGCTGCGGCAGGCACGTTGATACTGAGGTCGCTGGAGACGAGCTCAGTAAATGCCTCGCCAATTTCACACACCTCTGTGTCGTAAGCTGATGCCCCGGAGCGCGCCGTGTTCCAGGCTACGATGCCATCGTAAATCCGCTCACTGCCAGACGACCCGTACCGTGCCAAATCGCCTGCGCTCAGGCCCAAAAAGTATGCACCTTTGACCGTGTGCGTGCCCGAACCGGCTGACGATGTATTAACTCGGCCTGTGGACCCACCCGCAATGGCATGCGCCGAAGTGTCGTACAGGTTGAAAGTGTTACTGGCCGTGGATTTCGCGTAGTACGTTGTCCCTGCTGTGATACCTGTAGGCAGCGTGCCAGTTGTCGAAAACACGACCCCAGTACCATCGCGCAATCCGTGGTTTGTCAGCGTGACTACAGCGGGCGTGGCATTGCTGATCGTGACGGTTTTACCCGTGCGGCCACCGAAACACACCAGACTGTAGACTGTGGCCATTACGCTCTGATCTCCTGCGCACGGCCAGTGCCGAGCAAGCCCACTGCTTCAAGTGTGGTGAGCGCTGTGACTACACGTGGATCGTCAAGGTCCACGCTTGTGCCATCTGGGTCCGGTGTGGCCCAGTCGAGCATTCGGATGAACAGTTCGACCTGCACGTTTGTTTTTGCTGCAGTCAGAATACCTGCGAACTCATCACCGACGCGACCGATGAACGCAAGTTTCGTGAGCCTGCGTTGTGGTGTCTGCTGCGCCGCCTGAACAACTTCTGCGATGTGGTTGCAGATGTCGAACTCCATCCCCTCGAACGGATACGGTTCATCGGCGGTGTATGCATGTACAACTTCACCTGTGATTCTGTTCGTAACGATCCAAGTAGCCATTTATGCCTCCGTCACGCTTGTAAGCACGCCTGATGTGTAGCCAAGCGTGCGGGTCTTGGTGATGGCGTCGTTGCCGTCTCGGAACACGACGCTTGTGAGCGTCTGCCCAGTGCGATTAAGGATGCGACGTTCAGCCAATTGAGTCTTGGCGGCGTCGAGGTACAGAAGTACCTCACTGAGCACGCCTTGCGCCCAGACGAGGGTCTTGCCTGGGTAGCTGCCAGCCATCGGCCCTGGGGGGCCTGGCGGTCCCTGCTCCGCTGTCTCGACGATCTGTGTGGCAACTTCCAACGCGACGAGCGACTGGGTCTGCACATCCGTTATGACCGTAGCTGTCGAGTCGTCTGCGACGACCGTCGTGCCCGGCGCCGTTTCTGTGACCGTGGTAGTTGTCTCAGTTTCGACGACTGTTACGACTGGCGCCGTGTCAGTGACTGTCGTATCCGCACCGTGAACGACCGTCGTTCCTGTGGTAGCGTCTACCAGCACCTCCGGCACTGACGACTCTATGATCTCAAGCACGAGTCACCTCGGGGGTTACGGTGACAGTGCCGTACAGGAGCCTGCGCACATCGGTATTCGCGAGGATGATCTCGAGGTCATAGACCCCTGCGGTCCACGTGATGTCAGCGGTGTCCGCGTCGGAGATATACAGCTCGATGGTTCCAGCCGTATCCCCAAGAGTGATGCCACCGTTCTCTGTCGTGAGTGTGATGAGGGGTGTTGTGGATGTTATGTCCGCGCGGATCTGCATCCGGGCCGTGCACCCGGTGAGATCCACGGGCACTGCCGGAACGCCGGCTTTCCACGTGAGCAACTTACGGAACGTGGCTCCCTGCTCGATCAGTAGTTTGAGTTTTCCTGCGGCCATCAGATACCCCCATATGCGACGGTGGATACCGGGCGACGTACCCGACTCTGTTCAGCACGGGCGCGTGCGCAGTACGCCTCGAATTCCCGGCGGTTCAGATCAGCCCTGGTCTTGTCCCCAGCATCTGCGTCCTGCACGCTGTATGCACGGTACTTGACCCAGTAGAGTAAGTTCAGGACGTGCTGCTGGTCGATCTCGAAGTCGTCCCCGGCAGCTACATCTGCGGGCAGCCGGAAAGTCTGGAGCTCGACCGTCGACGCTACGTTCGGCACCGGCAGCGCGCGTAGGGCGTGCTTCTCGAGCCCCGCGATGAGCACCTTCAGCACACCGGATGTACCGTCGAACCAGAGGCCCATGTTCGCCATCTTCTCAGTGGCGACAATGGGGATCTCCTTGCCAGTGACGGAGTCCCGAGCGCTGCGGATCTTCAGGATCGCTGGGTTGATGTCGTACCAAATCTTCCCGGCGGTGATATTCAGGGCGTAGCTGCGGGAGTCCTCGATTCCTTCGGTGAGCCGGCAGAACTGTTTCTGGGCCTCGTCGATGTAGGTGTAGATCAGTGCGTCGGACCAGAGATAGGGCAGCGCCGTGTCTGCCACCTCCACGCGAAACTGGGCGAGGAGCTCAGTCGTAGTCATCAGGCCCAGGTCGCGATGGCGACCCGCTTCCAGGTGTCGGTGGCTGTGCAGACGTAGATGTAGTCAGCGTCTGCCCGGATCTCACCGGCAGTGCCCGTGTCAGTGGCCGAGGCCGGGGCCGTGGCTGTGATTGCGACGTTCGGTGAGGTTATCCGGCGACCAGCGCTGATGTCTCGTGGCTTCGTAGCCCCACCGATGTCATAGGTGTTGTCAGCGATGGGGTTCAGTGCCCCGCTGGCGTTGACCATCCAACGCTCGGTGCCACCCGTAACGAAGCCGAGTGCATTTGCAGCACTTGAGATTAGACCCGTATCCGGATCGCCAATGAACGCGATCGAGGGGGCTGCCGCTGTGCCTGCTGCGAACTTAGCCGCGCTGGAGGCACTGAGAGTCGTGAACGATCCTGCATCTGGGGTCGTTCCGCCGATCGCCTCGGGAGCAGCGAAGTTACTGACCCAGGCTGTGCCATTCCAGATGTACGCAACCAGCCCCCGATCTGCGATGCGCAGGGTGTCACCGACTGAGTTGAACGTCAGGGGTCTGTCTGCCCAGTCACAGACGCCTCGGTAGTTGCCTGTGGGCGACGCTTGTGCGGGGAGGATGTGAGGGTCAGACATTTAGGCTCCTATGGGGCACGGTCTAGGTTGAATTTGACCCACGCTGCGTCGCGTTCTTTGACGCTGATGGATCCCCAGCCGAGGTGCTGTGACAGCACCGCGCTGTGGGGAACACCCGTGGCTGTGAAATCCTCGCGGCGTCCGCGCAGGATGATCTTTTCGAACGCCTCGTAAAGTGCTTTTTCGCGGTCGTCCTGGGTGACCGGTTCTCCAGGGCCGTCGCTCAGGACTGGCTCTGGGATCTCCTGCGCTGGCACGACGCCTGCAGAGATAAGGTCTTTGTGCATCTGGGGCGGGCAGTACGTCGGGACACCTTTTTGTAGGATGACTGATCGACCGCATGTGGATACGACCGTCATGTCTTTGGGTGCGATGTAGTCCATGTGTGGCTCTTGATAGATATGAGACGAGCGGGCCGGCTCTCACCGCCCCGCTCTTGGCAGATCTCGATTACGAGATCTGGATTTCGCTGCTACGGTTCGCGATGATGTACTCGACGCGCACAGTCATCACTCCGGTCGTACACACGTCGTCGGACGAGAACGCCAGGCGAATGTTCTGGCCCGTACCGACGTAGCCGGTGGGGGTCAAAGCAGTCAGGCCTGTGCCCTTCTTATCAGTGGACGCCAGGTAACGATCAGCCGTGGTCGAGTCCCCGATGGTCACATCGAAGCCAGCTGTGTCGAACGCCGTGTCGGTCGTGACAGATCCGCCGATCACCGTCGCTCCAGGAGGCAGCGGGATGATCTCGAAAATGCCAGCGGCACCGCCAGCGTTGGTCTTGCCGAAGTCAACGGTGTTGCCTGCGGTGTTCACCATCGTGTCATCGAAGTTGAACGTGAACTCAGCCACCAGGGGGTACTGAGCGGTACGGGATTTGATCTTGAGAGTCATGGTCTATCTTCCTTAGATGTTAGATCACTGTGCGACGTAGCACGAAATCACACCGAAGTCTTCGACCGCGTTGGACTCGTAGATGTTGCCGAATTTGGGCTTCCGGAAGCCGAGGACCTTGCCGACGGCGATGCCTTGGGAGTTGCCGTAGTCGAACTCTTCCTCGTTCCAGATCGGAGCGCCGATGTCGGCCATACCGAGCGCCTGGGCGCCGCAGAACAGCATCTGGCAACCGTTGATCGTGCCACCAGCGCCGTACTTGCCCGAGGACAAGCCGGAGGTGTTGGGCACATGGCGGAACTCGTGCAGGTAGATACCGTCGATCTTGACGGTGTCGCCGCTGAAGAGCTTGTCATTGACGCCAGAGTTCTGGCTGTAGCGCAAGTTGGCGTTGTAGTCAGCGTCTTGCTTCAGCTTGGCCATGGCCTGGGGCGTTAGGAAGGCGTGGAACGTTTCCTGGCCACCTTCGCCGCCGACGCCGCGCATGTAGCGGTCCTTGGCGTAGGCTTTGAGCTGCACGAACGTCTTCCACTGGGGGAAGTCGGCAGCACCGACGTCAGCGGAGGTGTTTGTGCCAGTCGCGCTGGTGTGCAGCGTGCCAGTCGTGGCGTTCCAACGGGTCACGCGGCGTGTGGACGGAGCCGAGATGTCAGCGTTGAACTCCAGGTACTGGAGGTCAGAGCCGACACGGGTCGCGCCGTTGGGCTTATAGGCGTAGCTGATGCCAGCCAGCGTCTGGAACGCCATCTGGTCGATACGGTCTGCAAGCCAGTAAGCGAGGACGTTCTTGCTGTTCTCGCGGAAGCTGACGATCGACTTTTGGTCGGCCATGCGCCCTTCGTGCCGGTTTGCGTGACGCAGCTGATCGATGCGGATGACTTGTTCGAAGGTTTGCATGCCTTCTTCGTTACCCAGCAGCGTGCGGTCTCCTGCTACACCGTCGCCCTGCAGGTCTGCGAGCAGCGTGATGACGGCGCGGGCACCCTTCTCAGATTTCTTCAGCTCAGTGATGTGCTGAATCATCGAGTTCGAGTCGGAACCGAGGAATTTGTTGATGAAGGACTGGTTGCGGGCGTTTTTCCACAAGTCCATCGACCATAAGGTCTTTTGTTCGTTGGTCAGTAGACCAAAATTCGTCAAGGCCATGAGAGGCACTCCAATCGTGATGACAGATACAAACAGCCATTTCTGGCCCCTTGTCGTTGTGTCGTCACGACTGACGAGCTGGAGATTTATGTCGTAAACCTACCTAAACCGATGCGAATACTATAGCACATCTTTTTTAGATGTGCGATGAAAAAAGGGCCTAGCGATAAGAATCTGCTAGGCCCAACACCGGCCACACCGCCTGTGACCAGTCGAGGAAACTATTTCGCCGCGTCGTAAGCTGCCTGACACTGGATCATGGCAATTCGGATGGCGTCTGCTCTGGCAGCCTCCCGGACAAGAAACTCTCCATCTGGCTTATAAAGCTCTGCTCCAGTGCATCCTGGGGCAGTGGCAGCAGCGCTGGAAGCCGCACTGGCTGGCACGGCTGGGCGCTCGGGGCGGTTGCGCAGGCTGTTAGATAGATTGCGCACATTAGTAGCAAGTTTTGCAGTTTCATTCGAGTACGCCTTTCTTAGCGTGTCCATGTTTGATTGCAGTTCGGCCTCTTTGTCGTGCTGGGCGGTGATAAGGGTGAGTTTTTCGGCGTTCCATTTGGCCTGTACCTCTTCTGTGCCGTGCTTGTGCCCTATGTAATTCCCGAACAATAGTGCCCCGATGGCGAAGATGAAGTTTATTAGGAGCTCCAGACCAACCCTGCTCATTCCATGCTCTCACCGAGGCACACCTGGCGCTCCATCTTCCGGCGCTTTACCAGTCCTGGTAGCTGTACGGCGACACCTCCGACCCTGGCATAAGACCATTTGGGCAATTGGTTGCACGCCTCTGTGTATCTTCCTGCTGCCAGAAGTCGAGCAGCAGTTGATTTGTTCGTGTCGCAGGCGATGGTTGGCCCGAGGTTGTATGCAGCGTCTGAGAATGCCGCGAGTACGTTGACCGGTAGCCCTGGCCTGCACGTGTCCACCCTCTGTACTGCATCCATCATCTCCTTGGTTAACAGAGCCTTGCACTCAGCGACTGTGCGCGAGTCGCCCATCTGCACGCCTCTTGTCGATCCGAAGCAAATGGTAGGGATGCCCTGCGCTGGATCGCGGTAGGCTTTTTGGCGCAGTCCTTCTGCTGGTATCGCCAATGCTGTGGCGATGGCCAGAGCTGCTGCTTTGCGTGCATTACTCATGGTGCGTACCCCATCAAAATCAGGATGCCCATGACGCCGACGAGGATGAGTGTGCCCAGCGCGATGAGCAGCCAATCTGTCAGCGCATCTATCGACTCATGCGCATCGTCCAGCTGATCCTCTATCATGGCGTTCTGCTCGTGAGCGCCTGCCAGAGACCAATCACCGCCGCTATCGGCGGAACTACCCACATAATGGCCTTTCGTAACCATTTGCCCGTGAACTTGACGCCCTTGAAGAACCCCTCCCCCATCGCAACGATCTCGAATATCCGGTCGGTTTTCTGGGTGTTGTCATCGAGCTTCGACTCGAGGCAATCGATCTTCGTGTGGGCTTTCTCGAGCTGCGTCTTGACCGCTTCGACCTGGGCCTGCAGACCGAGCACCTTGCTACAAGTCTCTGGGGTGTGCCCGGGAGGCTCACCGGGCATCCGGTCGACAAAGGGCATGTCGAAGTAGTCCACAGCACCTCCTGATCAGAGCTCGTCGCCGCGCAAGCGCGCCAGAGTCTCGGCATCGATCTTGGCAAAGTCCTTCTGACTCAGCTTCATAATCGACTGAGCATCCAGAACCGCGCCCATCTTCTCACTGTCAACGCCAGCGGCTCCCAGGCGGGGAGGGGTTTTCGCGACAGCTTCACGAGTCTTGCCGACCGCAGCGGCCTTACGCTCAGCGGCCACGTCCTTGTCGGAGACCTTCGGGGTCACCGTGGTGGCCAGCTCCTGTTTCGTCGTCCTGGGCTCGACCAGGGCCTTGACAGCCTTCTGCAGAGAGACCGTGGGGGTGTAGCCCTTGAGCTTGTACGCCTCCATCAGATCCACCACCTCGTCCGAGAGCTCAGCATCGAACGACTCATGGTCAGGGTTCAGCGTGGGGAACGCTGCTTCGACGCGCTCCAGCGCCGTGTTGAAGCGCACACGCTCAGTGGCTCGGATCTCAGCCGCCTGGATCTTCAGGTCACTCTTCGCTTCGGTGATTTGTCGCTCAGTGTGGCGGATCTTCTGCATGAGCGCTGCGGCCTTGTCGATCTCTCCGTCGCTCAGGAGCTTCGTGTGCTCCTTCTCCATGTCCAAGATCGAGTTCTCAGCCGCTGTGAGCTCAGCGTTCATATCTGCGATCTGAGTGCCCTGCTGGTATCTCGCCAGTTGGCGCTCCAACTCCGCGCGTTTCTCACGCTCCTTCTCCAGGATCGCCTTGTGTCGGGACTCAGGGATACGCGCCTCGCGCTTCTTCTCCTCTTTCTCAGCCTTCTCTTCGCCCTTCTCGTCTAACTCAGATGTTAGATCATCGGCTACCTTTTCGGCGTCCGGGTGCTCTACCTCGGGCGTGGGTTCAGGGATGACGTCGCCGCGTTTGAGGGCTTCGGTGTCGGGTTCCAGCAGGGTGGTGTCAGTGTCGGTCATAGTGTGTCGTGGTTAGATGTTAGATCGTGGCGCGGGTTTCAACGCCGCCTGCGCCGCCTGTTGTTCCGCCTGGCGTCTGGCGTCCATGCGCTTTTGCGCCATGTCCTGCTGCTTGAGCATGAGCTCCTGATCCATCTGCTGCGCCTTAAGCGCGTGCTCGCGCTCGGCCAGCGACATCTTGTGCTGTGCCAGCTGCTCATCGAGTGACATCTTGTGTTCAGCTGTCTGGGCCTTCACCTGGACCTCAGCCATCTTCGCCTGTGCGCTACCGTCGTCCGGTTCGCCCTGCTGGAGCACCTCGGTCTTAGCGAGGGTCTCCTGAGTCTTCGCCCCTTTGAGCTGCGCATCGGCTGCCTTCTGCTGGGCCTCAGCCTGGGTCTTGGCCAGCTCTGCCTGCATCCCGGCCTGCTGTAGCTGGGCCTGAGCCTGGGCCTCTGGGCTGTTCTGTGCCGCCTGCATCTTCTGGATGATCTCCTTCTTGTGCTGCAGCCGGCTGGAGTCAATGAGCACCTCATCCGGGATAGAGATGCCAGCTTCACGCAGGGCCATGGCCTGCTCGAACTGGCTGTCCTCAAGGGTCTCACGCACGGGCACGGAGGTGACCACCACGTCGTATTCGCCGAGCGTTAGGTCGTTGATGATCTCCTGGTAGGGAGACTCCGGCGGCTCCATACCGGTCTCTGGCTCTGGGTTCGGCTGGTTAATTGCGAAGGTTTCAGTGTCGCCCGTGGTGTGGTCGTGGGTGATCGACATCAGACGCGGCTCAGTGTAGAACTCTTGGACGAGGTCTAAGATGTTCCTGGCGATGATTCCGTCGGTGCGCACGAGGTTGTCAAGCGGCTTGACCAGGTTCGTCGAACCGGCTTTTTGCTTGGCTTGGATCGCCTTGGCTGCGACATCCGCCCGATCCATGCCTTGCATAGAATCTGAGATTCCGGAAATGGTCTTGATAGACTCCTCGGCCTTGTAACTGATGCGATCAAGACCCTGAGGCACCTGGTTCGGAGCAATCTTCTGGACATCTTTATCTGGGTCTCCATTAACTTCAATGACAAGCCCTGTCTGGGCACCTTTTTCCTCCAGCTCCTCGACAGTCATGTTCGTCAAAGCACCGGCACGCACCTTGTAGCCGCTGTTCGCCGTGGTGTTCACCACGTGCAGCTCCTGGGAAGTGACTTTGTTCAGCAGCTCCTGTGGGCCGATGAGGTTCTCGACGAGACCGATGGTGCGCCCACGGCGGAAGTGGGGGAAGTACGGCACCACGGTGAAGTGTTTGTACGGCGACCAGTCGTCGTGGAGCACAACGTTGTCAGCCACGACTGTCCAGCGGATACGACGTACCAGCTTCGGTACGACCTGTAGCCCGTAGGTGTCGACGAAGAATGCGATGCGGTCACGGTTGAACTCCTCGGGGACGGGGCGCATGTCCCCGGTCTGTGGGTTCAGGAAGTGTTTCTGACGGTCGATCTGCCGGTACTGCCGCTCAATGATCCGGATGTTTCGGACTGTGGTGGTGTCCCCACCGGCTTCGGCATAGGCCGTGTTCGTTGGGTCACCGAAACGATCCCGGTGCAGCATCATGCTGTCGAAGGAGTAGGTGAGGCTCGAGCCTACTTTACTGCGCAGCTCATCTGCGTCCTTCTGGCTGTAGAACACGGCGATGTCGTCCGCCGTGAGCCACTTGCTGATGAACACCTCGCTCCACTTGTCTGGGTCGTACTCGTCACCGTCCGGGTCGACGATAACGTTCTTCGGGTTCAGGTTCGAAACCGACACCTCGCCCTGCATACTGTCGCCATAGTCCAGGCGCACGTCGAGGAAACCGCGCCCCGTGATGATGCCGTCGGCGAACATCTCCGAGCGCTTCCAGTCGAGTTGGCAGTTGTCGCTGATCTGCTTGTAGACCTTGTTCAGGATGTCGGCTGTGTCCGGGGAGGAGCCGCCGCGCGGGCGGAACGAGATCTCAGCGCGGTTGTTGATCTGCTCGCCCATCACGTTCGCCACGGTGCTCAGGATCTTGTTTATCGTCAGTGCCGGGCGCTGGACAGCCGCGAGCTTCGCGCGATCGGCTGGATCCCATTGGTCACCAGCAAAGAAGCGCTCGCACTGGTCAGCCTTACGGACGAATTTAGCGTGTCCGACATCACGGCAGTAGACGAATCGGCGCCAGGTTTTTAGAGCGAGTTCTGCGTTGACGGGCATGGTGATGGCCTACTTAAGGAATTTGAGCTTGTAGAGGGTCTGGGCCGTCAGCTCCTCGAGCTCGGCGAGGATGTTCAGCAGCGCCT